CACGGTATTGAAAATATAAAAATAGTAAAAAATATTTACAGACCAGATGAACTATTTGATGATTTAGATGAAACGAATACTATTGTTATTTATGCCATGGACAATGATAATCTTTCAAGATTGAAGGGTATTAAACGATTAACAAAGTATAATAAAACATCAAATCTACCATACAAAGATGTTCAAAATCCTTACATATATTATATAACAACTAATAATGTAAATTATGATATACCAACGGTTGGCAAATTTACAAATGATAATATAAGAAAAGCTCTTGGCGATAATAATATAAAAATTAGTGAATTAAAAAGAAGATTTATTTCTATTTTTGGTTGGTTTGACGATAAACTATTCAAAATTATAATGAATAAAATGAATAGTAAATTTGCAAACGTAACGGAAAACGAAAAAAGTGAACCATTACAATTAGTAACAAAAAAGTTTTGGGATAAAGTATTTGAATCTGTTATAACAGAGGAAATAATAGCTTATCACAGAAGTTCAAAAAATCTTCATAAGTTTGATATATCAAATGTTAGTGTTGATAGTAATAGACAAAGATATGGATATGGGCTTTATTTTTCTGATAATATACCACATAATCAGTACGGTGATTACTTATATAAAGTAAAACTTTTTAAAGATAAAAAAGAATATGTTTTAATAGACACACAGAATCCAGTTGAAGAAGATATAGTTAATAAAATTGTAGAATCAATTAAGGGGTATGGTAAAAATTCTGATGAAGTTGTTAAGTTTGCTTATAGTGGTTGGTTATTTTACAAAACTTTATCAAGAATTTTAGGTGGTGATAAATACGCTTCTTTATTTTTATTTAATAATGGCGTTGATGGTTTAAAGAATAGGATAAGTAATAATTGGAATGATTATATATTATTTAATGATGATTCTATAACTATTGAAGATATTAAATATGATAAAGTATATGAATCTGTTATAACAGAAGAAGTAGAACAAATAAATGAAGTAGCAACATTACCGACTGGTTTATTGAAAGAAATAGAACCAGTTGCCATAGAACTTTTTAAGGAAATTGCTGATTTAATACGATTAGATTCTAGTTTTGATGGATTTAAGCGTATTTTAGTTTCTAAAACTATGTCTGGACTTGAAAATCAACAATATATTACATCAATTGTAAATCGTTGGATGAAAAACGAAGACTATATTAAACAATATGGTGAAAAAATTTCTAATAATCTTAAATTACGATCTGTTGATATTGAACTTGGTGGTTCACTTGATGCCAAATTTTCTGAAATAACAAAAGTTTTACAGTATTGTCTTAAAAATGGTAAAGATAAAGAAAATGCAGGATTGTCTTTGGAAATAGAACATTTACTTGATAACGATTTTGATTCAGAATATGAATTAAACAATAAAATAAATTATACAAAATTTAATTCTGAGTTAACACAATTTTCTACCAATAGTGATGAGTTTTCTGGCGGTGCTTCAATGGGAACTTCTGGGGCTTTGGATAAAATGAAATTTAGAATATATTTCACACTTGAATTTATTCCATTCTTTGTAAAGATACAACTTGCAAAGCGTGGTTCAATTGAAACTTCCGTTGATAGTATAATATCAGAATTTGTTAAGAAAGTATTTTTACCTGCTATTGCACATGAGCTGATACATTATGTACAAAGAGTAAAGGAATTTTTAAATTCTTTTACAATTAAGCCGACCACATATAATCGTTTATCGCAAGATGATCCAAATTTTTGGAAAACATATTTGTCTGATACTATGGAAATTGGTGCTCATGCAGAAGAATTTGTAGAACAAATGAGATCGAATTTTCCAATGGAAACTGATAAATCAATATTGAAAATGTTACAATACAATGAAATACCACTTGATGCATCAGACGCACTAAAAAAATATTACCAGGGGTTTTTCAAGGAAATGGGTAATAGTCCAAATGATCCAGTTAAGAAAAGATTTATAAAAACAGTTTATCAAATCATAGATAAAAGTTAATAAAGTAATAAAAGGTTATGTTATGGAAATAAAAATTGAGAATGTACAAGATGTTAAAAAACTTCTTGCAGGTGAACACGATAGTCAGAATAAAGTTCAAGTTGGCTATGCTGGTGAAAAATTAGAAGATACAGAAACAAGAAAAGTTGGTGATAAATGGTTTGATTCTGATGGAAATGAATGGGAACAAAAGAATGGATATACAGTAAAACTTGGAAAACAATGGCAACAAGAATTACATCAGTATTTAACTACATTCAAAAATTGTCCAAAAGAAACTTGTACTTGTTCAATGCCAAAGCGATTAGATGAAAAGATGAGAAATATCCATGGAATGTGTTTTGATTGTGTAATTGACATGGAACATAAAATTCGTTTAGACGGTAAGTGGGATGAATATGAAAACAGAAAAGTAAAACAAAATGCTATTGCGTGGTTGGCGGAAGCAGAGAGAGATAAAAATGTAGTAGCAGAAGAATTGTCTAAAGTAGATTTTGCTAATTCTTTCGGTGATTCTGAAAAATGGAATGTTCCAATAAGTAAAGATGAATTATTAGAAAAAATAGAAAAGGAATTTGAAGAGTTTAGAAAAAACTTTATTGCAAAGTTGGAAAATGGAGAACAGAATGAAACAGTTAATAGTAGAGCGAGCAGTACCAACTAACAAGAAATTATACTCTAGTATAAAATCTCGTGTTAAAAAAAGATTTAAGGTATGGCCAAGTGCGTATGCTTCCGCTGCATTAGTAAAAGCATACAAAAAAGCAGGTGGAGGATATAGAACTGTTAAGGAAACTATTCAAAATCCGCAATATACATTAGAAGGATTCTCTACTGATTGTAGTGATTCAATTGTTGAATTGCATTTCAAACTCGGTGACGGTACAAAAGAAAATTTAACAGAAGCAAAATACCGTGGAAGAAAAGTTTCACTTGGTAAACCATTCAGAACACCAGGTGGACCAAAGAAATTTTCTGTTTATGTAAGAAAACCAAACGGAAATATAGTAAAAGTAAATTTTGGGCATAAAGGAAAAGGTGGTGAAAAAACAATGCGTATAAAGAAAAGTAATGCTACTCGTAGAAAAGCATTTCGTTCAAGGCACAATTGTCAATCACCTGGTCCAAGAGATAAAGCGAGATATTGGTCATGCCGTTTTGGGTGGCCATCATCTGGCAAAGGTGCAATAGATAAAACATAAGTTATGAATAATCCAAAAACAATCTTTAAAAATAAAATATAAGTTATGGCGGAAGAAACAAAAACAAAAAACACACCGTTTATGGAACGATTCATAGAAGAGGTATATCCAAAATTATCTTCTGGACTTATAAAAAATGAAGAAGAGGGTGGAAAGTTTTTGGCTGAAACATATAAGAATATATTAGAAGGAAAAGCAAACATAAAAGATTCTAATATAAAATTGGTTTCTGTTAATTACGATGAGGCAGAGTCGCTGATAGTAAGAGGACTTTCTCAAAATATGTTACCGATTCCAACTGCTAATGTACAAGAGTCTGATGAGAATAATCCACCTGGTTTAAAAACCATGGTTGACGGGTTTATACAGTTTTGGGAAAATTCTAAGTGGACAGAAGCACCACTTGGTCTTGCGTGTAGTCCAGAATTGGTAGACGTTGATGGTAAAAAAGTTCCTGCGATTAAAGTTACAAAAAAAGAAAACGGTAAAGATGAATTGATTGCTGGTATGAAGAGAATTTTAGAAATTACAAGGCCAGTAACTAAAACCGATGACGCTATTAAAACCGATGTAAAAGAAACGTTAGGAATGTTTGCAAAAGAATTAGAACAACAATTTAATAAAATATCAGGCGAGTACATAGGACTTGATTGTAACGATTCTTCAAAGAAGATTACTGTAAATTGGGATGGTATTGTATTTGAAAGTTTACAAATAACACTTGTAGGTTTAGACGATCCGAATAAAGCAATGACTTTTGTATTAGCTTTTATTTTATTTATATTGTTTATGGCATCAAGTAATTTAGAAAGTACAGCAACTTCATTCGGAATTTTGTTATTAATAATTTTAGTAGGTAGTGGTATGGAAGAAATACAATTTTCATTAACAGGTGGTTTATCACGAGATGGAAAAGTTAGTATAGCAGGTCAATTAGCAGGTGGAGCAGGTGGAACAACCGTAGGTGGTACACCAACTGGCGGAATTGGTAGTTCTCCTAAGTTAGATTCTATAATAACTCAGATAAACCAATTAACTTCTGCAGTAGCAGTGTTGGTTGCTAGTGGAATTGGTACTCCAACAGGTACGGGAACAGGAACACCAACAGGTGGTGGAACTCCAACCGGTGGGGGAACAGGAACACCAACAGGTGGAGGAACAGGAACAGGTACTGGAACAGGTACTGGAACAGGAACACCAACAGGTGGAGGAACAGGAACAGGAACAGGTACTGGAACAGGAACAGGAACAGGTACTGGAACAGGAACAGGAACAGGTACTGGAACAACAGATCCAAGAGCAAGTTATACAACAATTCAATGGCTTAAAGATTTAGGTTTATTTAACGAAAATGTAAGTTATTCTTCAGATGGTGTTTCTAACGAAGTGGTTAATTATAAAGGTGATGTTGATTTAAGAGGAAAGGGACTTACAAGTATTCCGATTAAATTTGATGTTGTTACTGGTAAATTTAATTGTAGTGGTATAGGTTTAACTTCATTAAAAAACTCACCAAAAACGTGTAAACAATTTGATTGCTCTAATAATAATTTAACTTCCTTAGCAGGTGGACCAGTTGCTGTTGATTTTGTTTTCAATTGTAGTGGAAACAAGTTAACGAATTTAATTGGTGGTCCAACTGAATTTTGCGTTAAATACGCTGTGCCTTCGGGAACAAAAATTGTTTATGACGCTTCT